CAAACTCCAGATGGAACTCAAACGGCCGATCAAATACCGAGCGAATAGCCATCGTGACCAACGACTCCACCCTGTCCTGAAACCTCCTTTGAGTCTGCTGGGCCACTTCGGTCAATATCCATCTTGCCTTGATGTAAGACTCACTGGCGGATTTCATTTTTGCGATTCTATCCGATTTCTGGGCAATGGATGATTGCAACAAATCCCTTTTGGCCTTGGCCTGATTGAGTACAGAAATGATATTTTGTACAGTGTCCTTATCCATGATACTTCTCCAACATCCCGCGGGCGGTTTTCAACAGATCATCAATCTGCTCGGTCTTGACCTCTATCTGCTGTTGAGTCTTTTTCAACAGATCATAAGCATCATCCAAGGTGTCGACCTTGAATTCCTTTTTTAGTCGCTCCATGATCACCTGCAATGATCCCTCATTTTGGGCGATCTCCCGCTTGACCCTCTCGATCTTTCCCCTCATAACCCCCAATTCCTCAGCCATTGATAACCTCCGCCAGAACATCAATCACGTTTTTATCGATCTTGTTTTTCTTGGTGAACGCCCATAAATTTTCGATGAACGATACACCATCCACCTCACTTCCCTCACCCAGCTCACGGACAAATCCGGAAAGCAGCTCTTCGGATTCTTTCTTTCGCTCGATATGATCCCGGCTCAAGACTTTTATCGCTGGTTCACAGGGGATATCGATCCACTCAAGATTTTTGGTGTCGGTATCGAAAACGGCCACCCCCGGTTCATGGGCAAAATTATACTCGGTCGCTTCCTGCCGGGTCATCGGCCCGACATTCACGATTTGTCGACCATCTTTCTCGAAATAAAAGGACCGATGAATATCCCCGCAAAGAATCAAATCATACCCCAAAGTATTTTCCAGAAAATCAGATGCCGCCGAATAAGCATGATCGGGGTATAACGGGGCGTCCGATATCGGGGCATGGATAACTCCTATGGTTAGACCCGATCGTTGAATCTTGCCCAGTTTTTGCGAGAAATTCGCCCCGTATATGGAAACATCCTGACCCGGCACCCGATAGGGACGATCCGGATCAAGCAAAATGATCAATCCAGCCTTTGCCAGAACCCCCAGATTCGTCCTTTCCCTTATCCCCTCCGAGTAGAAATACTGGTCGTGCTGCCCAAAAACGCAAAGCACAGGGATTTTATATCCGGAAAGGAACTCAATCATCTTCGGGAGCAACAACCAGCTCCTCGGCTTATCGAACAAATCCCCGGCCTGAAGAATGGTCGCCCCCATCCCTTTTGCGGTATCAAAAACAAACTTCAGCTTATCGAATTGAACCGAAACAAGATCATCCATCCTTCCAACCGGATTTTCAGTGATCAAATGGACATCGGACAACAGAACGAATTTCATAACCCACCCCGCATTTCCACCATCTGCTTTTTGGTCAATAGGCAATTCAACGGACCCGGGCATCGACCGGATTTTTCCAGAACGGCAACATACTCATCCTTCAAGGACTCATACTGCCCGACCAATTCCTCATGGGCGGAATCCAATCGTCTCCCCTTTTCACAAAGATCGGAAAGCGCCCGATAAAAAATCCTGTCATCATCAACCCGGATTTTCTCGGCCTTGGCAATATATTTTTCCGCTTTGATCAATTCCCTGAGCGGTTCCTGTGATCTGTACTTTTCCTCGTAGGATATCAATTCCCGATCGAGACGGGAAGCCACAGATAAAAGCGATGTCAATTCCCCCTGAGTCTTCAAAAGATCCTTGACCACCTGATCGGTATCATCCAATCCATCATACTTGTCAAGATCGATACGGGCGGATTTGAGTTCATCCTCCAACAAGACAATGCTTCGATTTGACTCATTGATTTTTGAAGTCAGGCTGGAAACCCAATCATCTACTTTTTCAAGATTCGTGATCCGGTTGATGACCCGGGCAATCTCCCCGGCTGAAGAGGACACCAGAAACGGCATATCAAATTGCCGCTGGACATTCAGCTCCGACAGATTCAATATTTTCTTCACGTCATCCGGCACTGACTCACCAACCCCGGTGAATGAAAATTTCTTCCCGGCAATATCCAGATAATAATGAGTGGCCTTGACCTCTTTTTTATCGGCGGAAACTTTGATGGATTTGACAACGACTATCTGACCATTGTCCAAATCAAGGGTGATCTTGGTTTCCCCTTTATCCCCGGCAAAATTGGAAAAGAATCTGCCGCCCGATGGTCGATTGTCAATCAGCAACCGCAATGCCCGCAGGACCGCGGTTTTCCCGACTGTGCTCAATCCCTGAATCACGTTCACGAATGGTGAGAACTCAAAAGACGAGTCAGCGTGCGATTGAAAGTTTACTATGCTTAGTTTTTTGAACATTTTCCTTCCTCAATACGGATGAAATATCCGGCACCCAATCAAAAAAAGAATCCAACCCCATTATACAAGCCCTTTTCCCCACTTGGATAACCGTATCATTCCACGGGAACCCAAACGCATCGACCAACTTATTGAAATATCCCCTTGTAAAAACGATACAGGGCTTCCGGCCATTACGCCTGAAAACAAGCACCGGGACTCTTCCGGATAGCTCCGCATCCCGCCTTGCCTGATTCCAGAAAGAATAAAAAACCGGCTCGGTCTGCGCGGAATCAATCAGATCCAGCAAATCCCATCTCAGCAATATTTTAACCGACTTTCCATCTTCGTTCTTTAATTTCTTTTTCGACTTTCCGGAGTATCCGGTTTTGAGTTCAATGCTCCACTCGGCCTCAAGGGGTTTACCCTCTTCCTCAACCGCCATGATATCCCCATGCTGACTTTGCAGTTGCCCCTTGACTCTTTTCCCCCTCATGGTAGCCCGACCACCCGAACCATGCGTGTGCCAAAAGACGTCAGGGCTCTTGCCCTGCGTAAACCACAATGACAGCTTTTTGGAAAACTCCCTCTCGAAATCGCCGCCCTTTCCCATCACTCCTCCACATGAAGATCGAAGTCATCTCGATACTTCAATTCTTTTTTTATATTATCACACAAAATACCATTACGACGAACAATATCATCTTCGCCAATAAACCATTTCAGATAACTATCCGGAACATCCTCGATGTCTTTACCTTTGTATTTTCCGAATGACATTTGGCCCAGACTTTCCGCCATGATCCCCTCCAAAAAATGAATCCATCCATCTTGCCATTTCATCAACCGCAATCAAGGACCGGAACCCATACTGGCCAAAGATAGCCCTGAACTTTACCGGTGAGATATCATCCAACTCCGCGTACTCGATCCTGAGCGGTTTCTTGCCGACAAACGGCAAGGCGATCAATCGATAATTCAGATCCATTTGATCCTTTGAGTTGTCGATCCAATCTTCTATGATCTGTCGTTTCTTTCCCTGCAAAATCTCGGCGACGTATTTTGCAGCAGTAAGTTCCCCAACCCCATCGATCCCGGCAATATTATCGCTTGAACATCCGGCAAGGGATTTGACCTTGATCCAATCCACCGGCTTCAACCCAAACCAATCCGCGGTAAATCTTGCCTCGCTATTGACCACCTTGAAGTTCCACATTTTCACCGGACAAAACCGATTATCAAGCAACAGCTGAAACAGATCATTATCGGCAGAGACAATAAGCGTATCGTCAGGATGCCGCATCACAACGTGGGCAATCAGATCGTCCGCTTCATATCCAGTTTGATGAAAGATATTTTTGAAGCCCATATAAGGCAAAAAATTCTCACGAAGTTCATCGAATTGACCAAAGGCCATTTCAAGATCCATTTGTTGTTCGTCAGTGAGATCCTTGTGACGACCAGCTTTATACTCGTGGTAGATCAACTTTCGATAGGATTGTTTTGAGTCCCAACAGAAAACAAATTTGCTGGTTTGGAACTGGGAGGACAGCTTTAATATCTGCTTGATAAAACCAAAGATGACCCCGACCTGTTTTTCCTCATGGGTCAGACCGGCCATGGTATAAAGTGACCTGTAACAAAGATAATTACAATCGATCACGAGGCGCATCAATACCTTCTTTCCCGATTCGGTTTGATCGCATCTTCTATTTCATGCCACGCGGTATCAACCCGATCCGCCAGTTCATCCTGAAGTTTATTTTCTTCGATATGCTTAACTAAATCTGCCCTCGAATACTCTTCGCCATCCCATAACATTTTCGCCACTTTCGGACCATACAAATACGCAAGACAGGAAGAAATATCATCCAAGCCATAGTCAAACAGGGCTTGAAATTCCGCTTCACGGAATGGCTTTGCAACCTTATTCCTTTCAATACGGGCCAGCACCCGAATACCATACACCCGATCATCGCCCCTGAATGTCCGTTTCATTTTTTCCTGTTCATACAGCCAAGCAACCGCATGAGTATAAAAGTCCAGACCTTTGCCGCCATTCCTACGATATTTTTTCCCGTAAGAAATCCCGATTGCCGCACGGATCTGTGAAATCAGAAACAGGGTGACATCCTTGCCTTCCATCCTTGCACAAAGATTGTTAAAGAACGAATCACTCAGATACTTGGCCTTTTCCGCTCCAGCCCCGTATGACCCATCCTCCGGTTTATCCGTCTTGGCGGCTTTATCGAAGCGATCCTTGCTATCTTCTGTTACCAGAGCATCCACGGAATCAAGGATATATAACAACAGCTCCCCAGATTTATTAGCGTCAATCTCTCGGGCGACTTTTCTGCCCCAGCTTTCAATGGATGGCGATCTTGCCCACTCCACGGCTTCGCAAAATTGCTTACCATACATTTCCTCAATCGGAAAATCCATGACCCCTTCAACATTGTCAAAAATAATCTTGACTTTTTTGACAGCTGGGAAATTCTTTGAAACGTTTCCCACCATTCTATAAAACGTGCTTGCCGCCAGCTCCAATGCCAGCAGGGTTTTCCCGCTGCTACCATCTCCAACGACATTCGATATCCTCCCTCTCGGCCAACCACCCTTTCTTCCTTTCTGGGATAATGCAAGATTCAAGGTTGTGCATCCACTATGTAAAAACTCGACCTTTGAACTTTTATCATCCTCTTCTACCTTTTTTACTTCTGTATCTATCCCAACATGGCGTTCAATCTTCATAATTTTCTCCTTATTTTGTGCGGGCTTTTTGTCATTCTTTTTCAGGCTACCCCGCATCCCCTGAAATCAGTCGGTCGCTATCCGACATCTTTTTTTTGATAATCAATCTTTCTTTGATGTCGTAATTGCAATTCTTACATCCTGAGCCTTCTTTTTCAAACCCTGCATTGCAACCCTGACTCTACGGCCCGCACTGGCGTTCCCCTTTTCCTCGAATTTGTCGGCATCTTCCTTTGCAACCGCAAGAATCCCAACCATCTCATCAATCATGTCTGTAATCATTCATACCCTCCTAATATTATTTTATTGGCTTTATCCCCTGCTCAGACGATCATTTTCCTTTGCGCAATCCTTCCAGACTTCGCATTTTTCACATTCGGCTTTATCATCAATATCCTCACCGAACTTATGACCATACGGGCATTTCGATTCCGACCCGGACCCTTTCTTTTTGGTTTCTTTCTTTGGTTCGGGCTTGGCATCAACCTTGTCTTTTCCGGCTTTCTTTTCCTTTAAAGCCTTGAGCCTTGCTTCAAGCTCCGCGGCTTCTCTTTCCTCATCCGATAATTCTTCCTCTTCAGGTTCCTCCGGCTCCGGCGGCTCCGGAACATCCTCTTCCTTCGCCTT